GTAAACAGCACCCCGTGCTTTCCGTTCATTACGCCGAAGGTAGCTTTGCCCCTGATGCGGAGGTGCAGGGCTACCTTCAGCCCTGCCTCCTTTGTTGCATAAACGTCCAGCGTGGGCACAAAGAAGCTCTGCCCAGCGCCTGCCTCACTCCACGGGAAGTATATTTTTGGGTTGCGCGTCATCATCCTCAAGCAACGCTGATTCCGGACGGCTAATCTTTATCGCGTTGACCCTCATCTGCGGGCCTTTCGTTTTGGACAGCATGTCCTTCTTCACATACTCAACCCTGTGCAGCGCTTCCATTTGCTTTCTGAAGTCGGCGTAGCCAAAGCTCATGCTTGAGCAGTAAGACTTCAAAAGCTGTTCTTCTATAAAGAAGTTTATGAAACCGGGGACTACGTTCCGTTCAACGCGCCCAGCTATCTGAGTGCGAGTAATGGACTCGTCTACCGTCCCCGACTCCCCGAACGTGGCTTGGATAGCCCCGTCGATAGCGCGGACAACCACAAAGCGCCCGTAGAACTCGCGGATGTATGAATTGAGTACGTCTTCAGCCGTGCGGACATTTGATTTAATGGTCAAACGTGCTTTTTCTATAATACCTTTTAGGCTTAGTATGATTGGCTGGATCGGCAATGAAACGATGTTGGCGTATTTGGGGCTAGCCAAGATACACCCCGCAATGCAAGACGCCGCGCCTGTGTGCCAGTAGCGCTCGTCATTCGTCATGTTGAACTCTTTCTGGATGCGCTGATAGACGCTTTGGTAGACCGTCTGTGCCGTGGCGCGGTTGGGAGCCAGCCACTGCCCGTAAACGTCGCCTGCCATGCCGTGGTTGTAGCGCAGGCTCTTGATAATCTCTACCTCGTGCGGCTCCCATGTCAGTGGTGTGTTGGTTACCCACTCCAGCATCCGGCGCATCTCGCCCTCAGAGGAGTGCTTCCTACCCCCTGTCATATAGTCCATCATATGCGTGTTGGACGACACGATAGCCATCAGAGACCACACGGAGGTGTTGACCCGCTCCTTGTTCGCCCCAGACTCCATACGCTCCTTGGCGCGGCCTTCTGCCAAGTCAAACACGAACTCCGGAAACCACTCCGCATCGCGGCGGTTCTTGCTTGTGATCTCGTCGCTCAGAAGAGGCAGGTTCCGCAGCAACCCCGCTCTTTGCTGCATCGCAACAGCGGAAGTGCTTTTGCTGATACGGTAGTCCCGGGGGTGCCCCCAGATAGACGCCGCCAACTCCAAAGCGATTGTCTTGCCGGTGCCTGACTCAGTTGACCCTGCGTGGAAGGTAAGCCCGTCCAGTCCAGAGAACTCCATCAACGGGGAGCCAAACCCAACGCCGCAACCAAGCGCCAGAACGTCAAACAGCCCCTTCGCTACGAGCATCTCAGGATACTTACGCCAAGTTTCCAGTGTTCCTTTTGGCGTGGTGGCGTGGGTCAGGTTCTCAAGACCGGGCATCGGGATTTGCCGCACAGAATTGTCCGGCATGAAAATCTTGCCACCCGCCACAAACCCGCCGTCCGGTTGCCATCCGTAGCTCGTCGGCACAGCAAGCGCATGCTTGTTTGAGGACACGGCTTCCACACAGGCGCGGACATAGTCGAACAGGTTCTTATCGTTACCCGCTCCATACGCCGCTACGATGTTCTGTGAGGCAAGCGCCTTTACCGTTTCGTCCTTGCTGACAACCGCCTTTTGCTGCAAAGATACTTTGGCAGCACCTTCAGGCCGCATCGCCATCATAAAGACGTAGTGTTCGCGCTCAACGTTCAGTAAGTCCACCACAAACAGGTCGTAGGGCAGAACGAGGATTTGCTTCTTGATGATGTTCTTGCTCTCATCCTCGGCTTCGATCTCGCGGTAAATACCCCCGTTCTTGCCGTAGGAAAAGCCGCGTGGGGGCGTGGGGCGCGTGACTTTAAGCTGCGTGGCTGTGGGGGCAGCGTCTTCCTGCGGGACAACAATTTCCTTCTCTTTGTTGTCTGTAGCAAGCTCGCGCCCAAGTGCGAGGGGGTTGGTGATCTTCTGCCAGTGCTTGCACTTTTCACAAACGCCGGGGTTCTCGCCGTCAAGCTTCGTGCATGGATACGGCCCCTTGATCTCCCGCAGCTTCTGCTCCATGCGCTCGGGCGTGTATGGGTGCAGCCCAGACAGCCACTTCGATGCTTTCTCCCCATCAACGCATTTCTGCGTGATGGACAACAACCCCCGCCACAACGGTTCCATGCCGTCTTGCTTGGCGTTGTTGATGTAGTGAAGCAACTGCGCACACCCGTCGCCGGATTCGGTGCGCAGCATGATGTTCTTAAAACGTGTTATCTGATTCTCAACCAGCTTGACTTGCGAGGCTGTGGTGCGTTTGGGGCGAACCCCGAGGATGGCTGCGGGGTTGGAGACCGGCTCAACATACGCCTCGCCGTTGATCTTCTCCTTGATGGCGGCGGCGATGCTATCAAACTCAAACTGCGCCCCCTCCACCATGATCTTGGTTTTGCGGGGCTTATCTTTAATCTTCCAGTTAAATGTTTCAGGAACCCGCAGCACCCGCGCCGCATCCGCAGTAACAGTGAAGTCGATATGCAGGTTATGTTTTTTGCACAAGCGCTTGAAGTTTTCCGCGACCTGCCGCCACTCCGGTATGGATACGTCCTTTGTAAACGGCCAGTAGACGTGTAGCCCCCCACCCGAGGTGACGACCCACGGGTTACCCAGAGCGCCCAGCGCGGTCTCTTGCAGGAATGTATCAAGCGCGGTTGCGGCGGCTTGCTTGGTCAGATACGGCTTGCCTTCGCCGCAGTCAATATCAATAAACAGCGACCGCATAAACAATGCGTTTAGCGCTGTGCGGCTCCCCGCTTCAGTAAAGCTTGCTAGCGCAAAGTAAATGTCCCGCTTGTCTGAATTAAAGCGGTCGATGTGTGGGGCAAGCTCTTCAACTGTTGATGCAAAAACGTGTTCTTTTTTCTTTGAGCTAAGTTCCGTCACGCATAGAAATCCCGAAGACGGCACTACAGCCGCTATAAAGTTTAGCGGTGTCATAGCTACCCTTTTTATTTATTAGGTGTTGAACGGGAGTTCTAGTTGCCGGGGGTCGCGTTCATGCAGCGTCTCGCGTTGAGAGGCCAAACACAGTTCAAAGCGGCGCAGCATATCCTCTTGCCCCGCGAGCGTGAGACCACTTCCGGAAGCCATCGCTTGCCTAGCTATCCGGACAAACTCAGAATCGGTCAAGCCTTCAGTTGGAAATGAACGCATATGGCTCCCCATGCTTTCTCGGCGGTTTCAGCTTCTTTCAAAAGCCCTAGCACTTTGGACGCATTGTCTTTGTAGTAGGGCGCGATAGTGCCGCTGAAAAACCAGTTGTATATTGTCTGCCGTGTCGCCCCGGTTGCTTTGGAAATACGCAGAACGGGGAAGCCCAACCTCACGGCTTCCTTACCAAGTGTCTTTCCCAAGCCACTCGGAGCGGCGTCTATCTTTTTACGAATTGCGATTTTGTATTGCATGTTGTCGGCGGGGGTTACCCCCCGCCCCCTTGTTAGTCGTCGGTGTCCCAATCAGCAACTACAGAAGCAAGCGACGGGGTTTGCGGGGCTGCGGGGGCAGCACCTTTTCTTACAGCAGGTTCTGCAACCGGCGCTTCGTCTTCTTCAACCACCGCTTCTTTCTTTTTCTTGCGCTTAGTAGGCGCGGGTGGTGGGGCTTCGTCTTCGTCATCCGGCGGGAACTGCGGGCCTTTCGGCTCCTCTTGCGGTTCGGCTGCGGGTGCGGCGCTCTCGTCACTCAGGTTGTCGATAGCTTTCTGCGTGGCGGGGTTGCTGATCTGCGCTTCGATGCTGGCAAACTCTTCATCCGTCAGGTAGCGCATCGGACGGAAGAACAGCTTGGGCGAGTTGGCGCTTGTATCGAATTTGATACGAGTGACGACGGTGTCAGGATCAATACTTTGCGCGCCCAACCACAGCGCATACGCTTTCAGCGGGTAGTTACCATTCTCTTCTTTACCGAAGAGCGATTTCGCCGGAACCGTGAGTTGCAGGATGTTACCTTCCAAATCGTTCGCCAGAACAAGGGCTACGCGCTGATAGTAGCGGCATCCTTTGGTGTCTCCATCGCCGCTACCCTTGATGTTCATGGGGCATGACGCGCAGTTATCGTGTTGCTTATCGGTAACTCCCGCATCGGGCTTGACGCCGTCAACAGACTGGCACTTGGGTGCGGCGGTCTCTGACTCGCTGAACTTCGCACCGTAGTAGACGCGTCCTACTTTTGGCGTTGCGCCAATCAAGACAACATCAATGTAGCGCTCTTCGATGGATGCAATCTCTTTACCTGCGGCAAGCAGACGGAACACACCGCCTTTGATGGAGAGCTTGTGTTGGTACCCTCCACCGCCACTACCGGCGAGTGCTTTGGAAAGCGTCGAGGGATTCTTACGGTTACGCGCAAAGGCGGGCAGTTGCGCGGGGTTAAAAGCTACGATCTCTTTGCTCATCTTTGTTCCTTTAGCTAGGTTTTCTAACAGTTACTGTGTACTCAGAATCAGAGTTCAATCCGGGCGGAACATCTTCAGGATTCTCCTCCAGCCACTTCGCCATGTTTTGTTGCGCTATGCGCCGCTGAAGCAAATCAATAGTGTTGTTCTTGATGCAGAAGTCCCGAAACGCTTCCCAGTCTTCCGTGGAATACGTTGTCTTGACACCCAACATCACAGTGCCGAATTCCGTCTTTACTGATTTTGTTCCAAGCGTTTTCATCTGGTCGCGCATGGCTCGTGACACTTCGTCTTTCTGCGCCTCCAATGCCGCCTTTTCTTTTTCGTAGTCCTGCGTGAGAAGTTGAATCTTAGTGCGAATCTTCAGGTAAATCTTTGCCAGACGATCCATAGGGATCATTTCTTCCGTTGTCATTTTTGTCCTCGTTGTGGTTGTTACAAGTCAAATATTTTACACACTGATTTCTTGGCTCGCAAGCTCCTCTTCATATAGTTCAATCAAAAGTCCATGGTCTGTTACCTTGTTTGCTAACTGCTTGAACATACGACGTTCTATGTCACTTCCTTGTATGTGAACAACCGTAACTTTGGTTCCTTGTTGACCAACCCGATCCGCCCGTGCTATGCACTGCAAGTAAATCTCAACGGACATGACCGGCCCCCAGAACACGACCGTATCTGCTGCGGTCAGTGTCACGCCATGCGCTGCGGCTTGCGGTTGTATGACTAACACGCGGGGGTCTTTTTCTTTTTGAAAGCTATCAAAGGTTGTCCCACGTTTTGACACGCTGACATCACCGTGTATTTTTGCGTTGCTTATTTTGTGCTTGGTGAGGAAGTCGCTTATGGTATCTATGCTGTGCCGATACGGGGCGAAGACGATAACTT